CTTTCCTCCTCTGAATACTTGGTGAATACTTTTCGTAAATACAACTGTCCGAACATGGCGTCTCGAAACAACGACGCATCAAACGACGACTCATCCAGCTCAAAAGCATTGGGAAGACGGGACAATCTTCGATATAATCGATCCCAACCACCATAAAACTTCGTAGCGCCTACGAAGCTCCAATGCTTATTAGCAGTAGCATAAAACTTGTTGTTCATCGACAGACACAACCGATTCGTCGCATACACATGTTCAACCGCAGAGGCGGTAAAAGAGCGTATCTTATTTTGATCCAATTTCTCCGCATCGCGCATCTCCTTCTTGAGAGCGGCGGTCCAAAACGACTTCCACGGATTTGGTGAAGATAAATTCTCATAATACTGACATAGATAATCAACATTCTCCGGATATTCCAGAAACTCTTTCTTACTCTTGAAAAAAAGGCTCCACGGATACCCTGCTGATTTTGACTTATCCATTTCGGCCACGACCACGTCGTGATCCGTAACAACAGAACCACTGAGCCACCGACGAAAATGTCTTTCAGTCCAATCTAATGAGACATTCCACATCTTATTATCAATGATGGGCTGACTCCGATTGTATTTCAAAATACTCTTTTCGAGAGCGGCACTGTTCAGTTGTGTCATACGATACTCATAATCGAATTGGATATCATTAAGCTCCTTCCATTGCATAAAAATAGGATTTACACTGACCTTGTTCTTATAAGGAGTAAATCTCCGAACACGGCCAATGTAGGGCATATCAGGTAAAAATTTTTCAGGTGGATACACATGCGCTGATTTGATTTGAACAGACGGGGAGGCTGCATAGAAAGTATGCGGCACATAATTTGCATACTGCTTGCATAGGGATCGCAAATCCCACTCCTCAATTAGTTTTTTGTGAAAAACACGACGGCATCATCATCGAATACCTCCGCGTGCCACACCTTCCCCGAGCCATCTTCGCGTTGACCGAAGTGCAGACCCAAAAAAGTGCGGCCGTCTTCCGTCAGAAGACCTCCACAATTACCATCATTCGCCTGGCACTGGTGTTCCAACACAGTTCCTTTGGCGAAACCCGTCCCCGACGAACAACTAATCGAATTCGTATCCCATGCGTCATAAGCCCACAACGCAAGATTTAACAATCGATCAGTATCTGGTTTCTTCAACTTCGTTTGTTCCAACCCGGGAAACGATGCACTGTAATTGATGTTTACCTGAACATATCCAAAATCACGTCTCGGTGCGACAGCAACAGTGTATTGATCCGGCGGGATCGAAATCATCGAACCACTCGGGAATTTCAAATCAATTGGGGCAGGAGCCTTGAGCTTACCCTGCTCCACGAGGAAATGCTTGTTAACAATGAATCTCACCCACTGGTTTGATTTCAAAGCACGCGTGTTCTGCCACGCAACAACAGCATTCCACGCACTCAAGCGAATGCGCATCATATTAACTTGCGGCATACGAGCCGCTTGACGAGAATCGTGTTTCCAAACACAATCATCGCCAAAAACACAC